GGTATCAAAAGACTTTTTGATAGACGAAAAAAAAGCCCCTCGAAAGGGGCCAGTTGTTATTGCCAGCTTAGGATGTGATCAATGATTGATCGGTGATTACCTAATTTAGATTGTGCTAGCTGTCGCTCAATGCGCAGGTCAGACAATACCGAATCCATATCCCTGCTAGAATTACCAGTGAGCGATAAGTTCAACTGGCATGCTTGTAAATGGGCTATGGTATCTTCGATCAATTTAATCTGAGTAGATGGTTTCATAATGTTGTTCCTTATTGAGTGGCCATCCATGGCCGGTGAGTGGTTCAGTGCTTAGGTTCGACTGGGGTGTTTACCAGTTTGACCAGTGCCGCCAGTGCCGCAGTCACTGCGACCACGTCATACTCTGGTGTTTCCTTTCCCTGAGCGATCTTATTAACCCGATTGAGTAACTCAATTTCCTTGGTCACTCCGAGCTGTTTAGCCGGTGCCGCCTCAGTCGCTTCACCCTTCGGTTGTTGCGGTGCCTTCTTAGACTTACTGTCGCGGTAAGCCTTATCTTGTCGCAGTCGCATGGCATCCCTATCTGCGCACATGTATCGGGCCAGTAGTTTGCCAGCGTCTCGCTTCTCTACCTTGCGTGCTTCACTCAGTGCCTTAGTAGGCGTGTTAGCCAGTTTGACTATGGCCGCGCCCATTCCTTTGAGTCTGGCCAGTTGAAGCGAGGCTCTCAATTCATCGGTGGCGGTTGACTGGTGGCCATCGTGTTCCTTGCCTACTGCGATCCATTGCGTCCAGTGGTGGTTCTCTTTGATAGCCAGATCGTATGCTACCTGTGCCGCCTTACGTGCCCCTACATCTTTGCGAGTGGCCGCAGTAATTGCGTTGGCTACTGTATTGCTTAGGGTGTTGTTTAGCTTTGACATAATGTATACCTTTAGTTATTCAAGATGCGTTATTGCGTCTTGATGGTTCCCATGTTAACAGGTTACCACGAAAAGGCAATAGATACCTTACAAGCTAATCAAAATGTCTACATATGTAGACAAACCCACGATTCACCAAGATCCGATACCTACCCCGCCCCCACCCACCACTTCACGCCACAGGAGTCCCAGTGCTCTATGTATTACTAGTTTCCACGAATTAATCACTTTTTTCTGAGTTTGAGACCCCTACCCCCTAACATAGGAGACACCCCCCACCTTGTTTCGGTGAGGGGATACGAAAAAATTTTTTATAGGATTTTTAGAGTGTGGCTTAGGAGAGGTCTTCTACTGCAACAGCGAATAAAGAAATTATTACGAAGTAAATCATGTAAACAATCATGTCTGGCCCTTGGTTGGTGAGTAAGAGTGCATTATAAAAGCTATTGGTTATGATTTGAAATGTTGGTTTAGTATGCAAGTTATACCATAAATGGTATGGGCAACTCCTCTATACTTGTTTCTGTAAAACAAGTGTGTTACAAATGCACCTCCGGTGAATAACCTGCGATGTACGATATGACGATTAAACTCGAACCCGAGACAGGGGTTCCGCTTTTTGATGACGATCCTGCGGTGGACTTGACTGTCCGTACGCAAGCAGCAAGAACTACAGCCTTAGAGCTAGCAGACCACGGGTTAGAATTGAAGCCCAACAAAGAAGACGAAGACATAGCAGCTAAAATTGCTATAGCGTATGCCGACGACCCCGAAAAAACATCGAAGAAAGCCACGAACAACCGTATGGCTACCCTAACACCTGCCTCTTTGGTGCTTACAGGTAACATACTCACCGAATTTGGTGCCTCAGTAGTAGAATCTGCTGTATCGGTACGCCACCTTGTAACAAATAAGCTCATCCTAGAGACCGAGAACCCCGATCCACGCGTCCGTATCCGAGCGTTGGAGTTACTGGGTAAGATTTCAGACGTAGGGCTGTTCTCTGAGAAGTCAGAAGTGACTGTTACACACCAGTCAACGGATGATTTGAAGGCAAAACTGCGTAGGAAGCTAGAGAAGCTAGTAAATCCGGTAGATGAAGTTGTTTTGAACGGTGAAATAATAGACCTTGACGCTGAGTTAGGGTTAGCAGCCGGTGAGTAGTGTCGCCGCAGACTTTACGCAGGACGAAATCCAGCATATGTTGGATAACATTGATACTTTTAGTGTCGATGAAGTGGCTGAGATAGAGAAACTTGTCGATGAACTGGGTAAAAGACGTATAGTTAAGGCCGCGTACGACGATTTAATTGAATTTTGTAAACTTATGATGCCTGACTTCATTGTTGGTAAGCATCATAGGATTCTAGCCGACCTATTAATGGCTATTGAGAGTGGGGATAAGGATAGAGCGTGCGTAAATATCCCTCCGCGCCACGGAAAGTCCCAACTAGTGTCTATTTTCTTCCCAGCGTGGTATTTGGGGCGTAATCCAGACAAGAAAGTGATGATGGTATCGCACACAACCGACCTCGCGGTGGATTTTGGACGTAAAGTGCGTAACTTAATCTCTAGTGAAGCATACACAGACATATTTCCTACCGTAAGGTTAGCCAGTGACTCTAAATCAGCCGGTCGTTGGAGTACTAGTGTAGGTGGGGAGTACTACGCCTGTGGTGTTGGATCAGCTCTAGCGGGTCGTGGTGCTCATTTACTGTTGGTAGATGACCCACACTCGGAGCAAGACGTGATTAACGGCAACTTTGTCGTCTTTGAGAAGGCATATGAGTGGTTTACGTTCGGTGCTCGTACCCGTCTAATGCCGGGGGGTAGTGTAGCTATCATCCAGACTAGATGGCATATGGACGACCTGACAGGGCGCGTGGTCAAGGATATGGCCCAGAACGAGCGAGCTGACCAGTATGAGGTCATAGAGTTTCCTGCAATACTAGATGTAGACGACAAAGACACAGGTAAGCCCATACAAAAACCCTTATGGCCTGAGTTTTTCGACCTTGAGGCGTTACTCCGTACCAAAGCATCTATGCCTGTGTTCCAGTGGAATGCGCAGTATCAGCAACAACCTACCGCAGAAGAAGCCGCATTAGTTAAAAGAGAGTGGTGGAACGAGTGGGAGAAGGAACGCCCGCCCAGTTGTGAGTATATAATCATGTCGTTGGACTCGGCGGCAGAGAAACACAACCGTGCGGATTACACGGCACTGACTACGTGGGGGGTGTTTCTTAATGAGGAGACTTCAGCGTATAATATAATCTTGCTTAATAGTATAAAAGAGCGTATGGAGTTCCATGAGCTGAAAGAATTAGCTATGGATCAGTACACAGAATGGGAACCAGACGCGTTTATCGTGGAGAAAAAGAGTTCAGGAGTCGCGTTATACCAAGAAATGCGGCGTATGGGGCTACTTGTACAAGAATATACCCCTCATAGGGGTTCTGGTGATAAACTAGCGCGATTAAACTCTGTATCTGATATTGTGCAATCTGGACTATGTTGGGTTCCGCAGACTAGATGGGCAGAAGAAGTAGTAGAAGAGATCGCTGGATTCCCGTTTATGAGTAATGACGATCTGGTGGATTCTACAGTTATGGCACTTATGCGGTTCAGGCAGGGTGGGTTTATACGATTACCTACTGATGAGCCAGAAGAGATCAAATATTTTAAACATCGCGGTAGCGGGTTTTATTAAGAGGTTACAAAATGGCAATTGAGAAAGGTTTATACGCCGCTCCTGAAGGCATCGAAGACGTAGAAGTAGAGGAACTTGAGGGGGGAAACGAGCTTGAGATAGAGATAGTTGACCCTGAGATGGTTACTCTGGACGATGGTAGTGTAGAGATCACTATTATCCCGGGCGTTGAAGTAGATGACTTTATGTCGTTTGACACCAACTTGGTAGACGCACTAGATGAAAGTTACCTAAACGAGTTATCAGGTGACCTTATTGGTATGGTAGACGCTGACGTAGATAGCCGTAAAGACTGGGCTGAAACATACGTTAAGGGGCTTGATATTCTAGGATTCAAGTACGAAGAGCGTACTACTCCTTGGCAGGGGGCATGTGGCGTTAACTCTACAGTTCTTGCTGAAGCCGCTATTCGTTTCCAAGCAGAGACCATGAGTGAGACTTTCCCTGCCGCTGGCCCCGTAAGAGTTAAGGTTTTAGGTAAAGAGACTAAGGATAAACTAGAAGCTGCTGAACGCGTAAAAGCGGACATGAACTACGAGCTTACCGAGAACATGGTTGAGTACCGCCCTGAACACGAGCGTATGCTATATAGCTTAGGACTCGCAGGATCGGCGTTTAAGAAGGTTTACTTTGATTCTACTATAGGTAGACAGGTAGCGATCTATATCCCCGCAGAAGACGTTATCGTGCCCTACGGCGCGTCTAACATTGAGTCAGCGGAGCGTGTTACTCATGTAATGCGTAAGACCAAGAATGAAATGATGCGGCTGCAAGTTAGTGGTTTTTATGCAGGCGTAGAGCTGGGTGATCCAGAGCCGTTCCACACAGACATCGAAGAGAAAAAAGCCGAAGAAGGTGGTTATGACATCACCGACGATGATCGGTATACCGTGTACGAGATTCACGCCGAGCTTGTTATAGAAGGTATAGATGACGAAGATGGACTAGCAAAACCTTACATCGTTACAATCGAGCGCGGCACAGGAGAAGTACTTGCCATTCGTCGTAATTGGGACGAAGAAGACATGCTCACCATGAAGCGCCAGCACTTTGTACATTACGTGTACGTGCCCGGATTTGGCTTCTACGGTCTTGGATTGATTCACATAGTAGGTGGGTACGCCAAAGCAGGAACGTCGATTATACGGCAACTGGTGGACGCTGGTACCCTATCTAACCTTCCGGGGGGCTTAAAGTCTCGTGGATTGCGTATTAAAGGTGATGACACCCCAATCGAGCCGGGTGAGTTTAAAGACGTTGATGTGCCATCAGGTAGCATCCGCGAGAACATTATGCCTCTTCCTTATAAAGAGCCTAGCCAGACTCTACTAGCGTTGCTGAACCAGATCACTACTGAAGGCCGTCGTTTAGGCGCTATCAGTGACATGAACATCTCTGACATGTCCGCTAATGCCCCAGTGGGTACTACACTAGCCCTGCTAGAACGTACTCTCAAACCAATGGCAGCAGTACAAGCACGCGTACATTACGCTATGAAGCTAGAGTTTAAGATGCTCAAAGCTATCATGGCCGAGGAAGCTCCAGAAGAATACGATTACCAGCCTAATAGAGGCGAAGTATCAGCACGTCAGTCTGACTACGCTATGGTCGATGTAATCCCTGTAAGCGACCCTAACAGCTCTACAATGGCTCAACGAGTAGTACAGTACCAAGCCGTGTTGCAGATGTCGCAACAAGCTCCACAGATATACAACCTCCCTCAATTACATCGTCAGATGATTGAAGTGCTCGGCGTTAAGAACGCTGATAAGTTAGTCCCTACGGAAGATGACATTAGACCTGCTGATCCCGTAAGCGAGAACATGAACGCGCTAACAGGTACCCCTATAAAAGCGTTTATAACTCAAGACCACGAAGCTCACATAACGGCTCACCAGTCGTTTATGCAAGACCCTATGATCGCACAGACCATCGGGCAGAACCCCCAAGCACAGCAGATAATGGCCGCACTCAACGCGCATATCGCTGAACACCTTGGGTTTAGATATCGCACGCAGATGGAAGAGAAGTTGGGCGTTGCACTACCCCCACCGAATGAGGAGCTACCTGAAGAGATTGAAGTTCAGTTGTCACGCCTCATATCCGAAGGTGGCAAGCAGCTAACCGACCAACATAAACAAGAAGCCGCGCAGAAACAAGCGCAGCAACAGCAGCAAGACCCCGTGTTCCAGCTACAACAGGCAGAACTACAGGTTAAGCAGCAGGATGTACAACGTAAAGCGCAGAAAGACCAAGCCGATATGCAACTCAAACAGGCTGAGTTACAGCGTAAAACGCAGAAAGACCAAGCTGATGTGGCTATAGATCAGCAACAACTCGAAATCGAAAAACAAGAGTTGGAAATAGATGCTCAGAAAGCCGGAGCTAAACTAGCTGCCGATAGAAGGACAGCTAATACTAAACTCGACCTAGACTTAATGAAAACTCAGAGCGAGGTCGAAAACAAACGTAACAAGGAATAATCATGGCTAAAACCGTCTTTGACGTGCTTAAAAAGAAAATCGAGGATGATATGTCCTCTGCAACAGAATTTCTAGGTAATGGGGGAGCTAAAGACTTCTCTCAATACAAAGAAGTAACAGGAATGCTACGAGGTCTCACTTCCTGTCTGAATCATGTAAATGACCTCTCGCGTAACTATATGGACGATGATAATGACTGATCTAACGATAGTACCTAAAGAAGCTGAAAGTGACGAAGAGCTTGACCTTCAAATACCCACCCCCGTGGGATACCGTGTCTTAGTAGCCATGCCGGAAGTAGAAGATACCTATGGCGAAAGTGGCATCATTAAGTCCAGTAAAGAAATGCACAATGACTACATTATGTCTACTATCGGGGTTGTACTCGATATGGGAGCACAAGCGTATTCTGATAAAGAGCGTTTTACTACTGGCCCTTGGTGTAAGACAGGGGACTATGTAATGTTCCGTGCCAATACTGGTACGCGTTTTAAAGTAGGTGGTGTTGAGTATCGTTTAATGAACGATGATTCAATTGAAGCAGTAGTAAACGATCCTCGTGGCGTTACACGAGTGTGAGGAGTATATAATGGGATTTGAAAAAGTAGAGTACACCTTTCCTGACGAACAAGAGGATAAAGGTATAGAGGTAGAAAGTTCTAGCGCCCTAAAAATGGGAGAAGTTGAGCAGGAAGAAGAAAAAGAAATTGAAGTTGAGGTTGAGGTTGTTGATGACACGCCAAAGGCTGATAGGGGCCGCAAAGCATCTAAGCCCCCAGAAGACCTTACTGATGACGAGTTAGAAGATTACTCGGACAAAGTACGCAAGCGTATACAACACTTCAGTAAAGGTTACCATGACGAAAGACGTGCTAAAGAAGCATCACAGCGGGAACGTCAAGAAATGGAAGCGTTTGCCAAGACACTTGTTGATGAGAATAACAAGCTAAAAGGTAGCGTAGAAAAGAATCAAGCAGCCTTACTAGAACAAGCTAAAAAGAATTCAGCGATAGAAGTATTATCTGCAAAGCGGGCATACAAACGAGCGTATGAAGCTGGGGACGCAGATAAACTACTTGATGCGCAAGATAAACTAACGACCGCTAAGATAAAGTCAGATAAACTAGGAGATTTTGAGCCGGAGTCTTTACAACAAGCAGAGATTCCTGTACAAATACCCCAAGAGGCTCCGATTCAGCCAGATACCAAAGCGTCCGATTGGGCAAGTGAAAATTCTTGGTTCGGTTCTGATGATGAGATGACAGCTTATGCTATGGGTGTACACAGTAAGCTGGTTAAGCAAGGTGTGGACACCACTAGCGATGATTACTACGAGACTATTAATGCTCGTATGCGAAATACCTTCCCTGAAGAATTTGGGGAAACTGAAGAGTTAGAGGAAAGACCAAGTAAGCGACAGTCTAATGTGGTTGCACCCGCTACGCGGAGCACAGCACCCCGAAAGGTGCGATTAACGCAGACACAGGTGGCTATAGCTAAAAAACTTGGGGTACCCCTAGACTTATACGCCAAGAAGGTTGCAGAAGAGATGAGGAAAGTATGATGGCAGAGAACAGAATTAAACGTGAAGAAGTTACCCGTGAAAAAACGGCCCGCAAATCGGCTTGGACTAGACCAGAAGTATTACCTTCTCCTAATCCCGAGTCGGGCTACGCATTTCGATGGATTCGTGTAAGCACGCAAGGCAATGTTGATGCCACTAATGTATCCTCAAAACTACGCGAAGGTTGGGAGCCAGTAAAAGCGACAGACCACCCAGAGATTACTCTTGTGTCCATTGAGAACGAAAAGTTCAAAGACAACTTGATAATCGGTGGCTTAATGCTATGTAAAGCTCCTGTTGAAATGGTTGAAGAGCGTAACACTTACTATAACGATCAGAGTAAGGCGCAAATGCAATCAGTTGACAACGGCCTGATGCGAGAAAACGACCCCCGTATGCCCCTGTTTAACGACAGACGCACGAATGTTACCTTTGGTAATGGGTCATAACTTAACTCTATTTATAGGTGAAATAAATGGCAACTACAGCCTCTCCATACGGGTTTGTTCCCGTACGTAAAGCTGACGGTACACCTTATTCTGGTGCCCGTGACGCTTTTCTTATTACCCCTGCTGGCGTAGCTCAGAACATCGGCTACGGTTCTCTTGTTGAGATCAATGCAGGTTACGTTCAACTAGCTTCTGGTACAGGCGCTGACGCAACTACTAATAACCTTGGCGGCAGTAGTATTGGTGGCTTAGGCGTATTCGTTGGTTGTGAATACATCAATGCTGAAGGTCAGTTGATCTTTAACCAGTACTACCCATCAGGCACTGCCAACGCTACTGCTTATGTAGTAGTCGATCCGGGCGTAACTTTCCAAGTACAAGCTGATGGCGCTATTGCTCAGGCTGCTCTTGGTCACAATGCTCCTTTGACTGGCGCACAGAATGCTACTACTTCTGTAAACACTGCTACTGGTAAGTCTAATGTTGCTCTGGATGCTACTACTGCCACCGCAACTAAGGCGTTTAAAGTAATTGGTTTTGTAACTAAGACTGGTTCTGCCATTGGCGACGCTAAGACTGATGTCTTGGTTAAATTTAACCTACCGTACCATCAATTTGGTACCGGCATCGTAGGAGAATAACTAGATGGCTATTTCAAGAAGTCAATTACTTAAAGAGCTACTCCCCGGATTAAACGCACTGTTTGGTTTGGAATACGCTAAGTATGGTGAAGAGCATAAAGAGATTTTCGAGACTGAAACCTCTGATCGTTCTTTTGAAGAAGAAACTAAACTGTCTGGTTTTGGCTCTGCCCCAACTAAGTCAGAAGGTTCTGCAATCGAGTATGATAATGCTCAGGAAGCATGGACTGCACGCTACACGCACGAAACTGTTGCAATGGGTTTCTCAATCACTGAAGAAGCGATTGAAGATAACTTGTATGACTCTTTGTCATCTCGTTACACCAAAGCACTGGCTCGCGCTATGGCATATACCAAGCAAGTTAAAGCGGCAGATATTCTGAACAACGCTTTCGCTGCTGGTAATACCTTCGGTGATGGACAGGTTCTGTGTTCTACTGCTCACCCTTTGGTTAGTGGCGGAACTAACTCTAACCGTCCTACTGTTGCGGCTGACCTTAACGAAACTTCTTTGGAAGCGGCTATCATTCAGGTAGCAGGCTACACTGATGAGCGTGGTCTTTTGATCGCGGCCAAGCCTAAGAAGCTAGTTATCCCACCTTCCTTACAGTTTGTTGCAACTCGTTTGCTTGAGACTGAAGGCCGTGTAGGAACTGCTGACAACGACATCAACGCCATTATGTCTAACGGCGCAGTCCCCGGCGGATATGCAGTCAACCATTACCTGACTGACACTGACGCTTGGTTTATGATGACCGACGTGCCAAATGGTCTGAAGCATTTTGTCCGTAGCCCAATGGCTACTTCTATGGATGCTGATTTCGATACTGGCAACAGCCGTTACAAGGCTCGTGAACGCTATTCATTCGGCGTATCCGATCCACTGGGTATCTACGGATCACCCGGCGCTTAATCGCTTAGTAACATGCTGTACTAAGGGGGCTTCGGCCCCCTTTTTTATGTTTGACTTAAACATACACACTGTGATATGTTCTATTATATCGGGAAACAATCCGGTGAATCTGACAGACCCGACTGACGACATGTAGACAGATTCTCCTTAACTCACATGTGAGAACTATATAATGGCTAACACCACTTTTTCTGGCCCTATCCGCGCCGGTAACATCCGAAACACCGTAGGTACTACTGTAGGTACTGACGTAGCTAACGTGGGCTATGTTGTAATGACTCAACAGTACGTAGCTGACTTGTCTGGCGGCGCTCTAGCTGCTGTAAATACCAACATGGTTATCCCTGCAAACTCTAAGATTGTTAATATTCTAGTTGACCTAGAAGTAGCAGCTAATACTACTACCAACATCAGTGTTGGACAAGAAGGCGGTGGCGCAGCTACATTCCTTAACACCCTAGCTTCTGGTACTACTGCGGGTCTAAAAACTATTACTACCCAAGGTGGCGGAACACTAGTGTGGAAAGACACTGGCTCTTCTGATTTACGTCTTAATGTAACTGCTTCAGCGGCTACTAACGCTGGTACCGCAGTAATTACTGTAATGTATGCACAGGCGTTTAACACTGCAATTCAACCGTAAGGAGTAGGTTATGTCTTTTTCTTCTGACATTCAATCGACATTTATATCTGCGGCAGTAGCAAGTGCAACGGCTATATCCACAGCGGCGGGGGTAGCCGCCAACGCAGCACTCGTACTTGTTGGGGGTAGTCCTTTTACACTTGACGCTGCTAGGAAGATTACTATCACCTGTGCTGGGGACGATGACGCTATTTCTTTTAATATTGTTGGATTAGACCAACTAGGAAATGCGGCTACAGAAAATCTCGCAGGTACTGATGGTGGTGTATCTACTAGTGTTGGGTACTGGACTTCTATTACCTCTATTACAGCAGTAGGTGATCCCGCAGGTAATGTAAGCGCAGGTACTTCTAACAGTGTATCAGCCCCTATATTTGGCGGTAGATTACGCTTACAGGGTTTGTATGCTGTTAATACAGGTACCGCAGGTACTATTACATTTAGAGAGACTAGCCCTACAGGTCGTGTTCGTATGCAGTTTGCCACAGTAGGCTCTGCTACTAGTTCTGAATACCCTGACATACCTGACGATGGAATACTGTTTAAGGATGGGGGATATGTAGATTATTCTCCTGTAAACATGTCTTCTATAACTTTGTTTTATGCGTAAGTACTATAAGAAAGGCGGCGGAGTGGGCATGAAAGGTATGTCCATCAGTAGTGGTGATAAACGCCCTACTAAATCCGGCGCGGGTATGACCGCCAAAGGTGTAGAGAAGTATAAGCGTAATAATCCCGGCTCTAAGTTAAAGACTGCGGTTACCGAGGATAAACCAACTGGCAAACGAGCTAGTAGACGTAAGTCATACTGCGCCCGATCTGCTGGACAAATGAAGAAGTTTCCAAAGGCTGCTAAAGACCCTAATTCAAGGTTGCGGCAAGCTAGGAAACGATGGAAGTGCTAGGAGAATAGCGTGAATAAAAGTTCTAAGTCAAAGCAAATGGGTAACCTGCCCACTGCGAAAGATAAGGCACGTCAGGCCAAGTTAGACGAAGCCTCTTCTCCTGAAGGAGCACGAAAAGCAGGGAAAAAGAAATTTTTTGAGATGTACGAAGATGATGGACGTACCCCTAAGAAGCCTAAAAATAAGGAAGATAAAATGGACAGAAGTTCTATGTCAAAACAAATGATGAGTGCTGGCGGAAAGCTAAACATGGTAAAGGGAAAAGACGGTAAGATGGTTCCCGACTACGCGGCTGACGGTAAAGGCAAGATGATGGCTGGTGGTATGGCCAAGGCGTACAAGGACGGCGGTAAGGTTCGTGGTGCTGGTAAAGCAACTAAAGGTGTACGTGCCTGTAAGATGAGATAGGAGAATAGACATGGCTAAATTTAGAAAAGAAGCGTTGGCGGAAGCCCGAGCTAAGTCTAAAGCAAAAAAACTTGCTGAAGAGAAAAAACTTGCTGAAGAGGCTAAAAGGGAAGAAGCTGCAAAGAAAAAAACAGCAGATTCTGTATACAAAAAGTATGTGAATCAATACCAAAGAGAAGAAGATCGCACTGGCATTGACAGAAAAGCAGATAAATTTTTTGATAGGGTTGGAGATAAGGTTCGCGGTTCGGCAGTAGGTAGACTCGCAAAAAGTAAAGGTACGGGGACATTTTCTAGAGACGATGAAGCTCAGATGCAAGCTCGTAAAGATGTTAAAGGGTACAAGAAAGGCGGTAAAATTCGTGGCTACGGCATGGCTCGTGGTGGCAAAGTTTGTAAGATGCGATAATGCGTAATTACTACCGCAAAGAAACTAGCGCGTGTGGATACAAGAAAGGTGGTACAGTAAAAGACGCGTGCTACACTAAAGTAAAGTCACAGTACAAAGTGTTCCCGTCAGCATATGCTTCGGGAGCCATTGCTAAATGCCGGAAGAAAAAGGCTGGTAAGTAATGCGTAAGAAGATACGCAAGACAGAGAAAGGTGCTTCGTTAAAGCGTTGGTTCAAAGAGGACTGGAAAGACGTTAGCACTGGTAAGGCTTGTGGTAGGAAGAAGGGTGATGGTAGAGGTACTCCTTACTGTCGTCCTTCTAAACGGGTATCTGAGAAGACCCCCAAGACCTCGGGAGAGATGTCTAGCGCCGAGAAGAAAAAGAAGGTAGCGGAGAAGAAAAGACTAGGGCAGCCAGCAGGTAAGCCTAGACGAGTATCAGCTACTAAGCGGAGTAAAAAATAATGGGTATGGGCGTTAAGCACTACAAAAAAGACGGAAAAGAACACAAAGGCGGTCTACACAAGATGGCTGATGGTAGTCTTCACACGGGCAAAACCCATAGTAAGACTAGTGTAAAATTGTTCCACTACGGTAAGCTCTCTAGCAAAGCCAAAGTCAAAGCTAAATCAGGGTGGGGTAAATAATGGCTACATCGGGCACTACCGCATTCAACATGGACTTCACGGAGATCGCTGAAGAAGCGTTTGAACGTGCTGGTCGTGAAATGCGTTCTGGTTATGATCTTCGCACTGCGAGACGCTCCATGAACCTGCTTACTATCGAGTGGCAGAACCGTGGCATTAACATGTGGACTATAGATAGCGGCACTATAAACCTAGTCAAAGGGCAGACGCAGTATCCCTTACCAGCAGATACCATAGACTTACTAGAACACCAGATACGTACAGGTAGCGGTAATGTAGCTACTCAAACTGACCTTACCATAAGTCGTGTTAGTGTGAGTACTTACGCGTCTATCCCTAACAAGTTAACACAAGGTAGGCCCATCCAGCTTTACATAGAGCGGTTGCGAGATGCTCCTCTAGCCAACGTGTGGCCTGTACCAGATACTAACGATTATGTTTTATACTACTGGCGTATGCGTAGGATCGAAGACGCGGGTAGTGGTATACAGACTTCGGACATGAATTTTAGGTTTTTTCCTTGTCTGGTAGCGGGATTAGCTTATTATATAGCTATGAAACTGCCTGAGATGGTTGACCGAGTGCCTTTGTTAAAAGCTGTGTATGACGAGCAGTTTGAAATGGCCGCAGGAGAAGATAGGGAGAAGACCTCGGCTAGGTTTGTACCTCGTATAGGGTACGTATAACTATGGGCGCTCAATTTGCTTCTAGTAAAAAAGCCATTGCTTTATGCGATGTATGTGGATTTCAGTACAAACTAAGAGAGTTGAAGAACCTCATAGTTAAGAATAGAGACACTAACATAAAAGCGTGTCCTGAGTGTTGGAACGAAGATCAGCCACAGAACAGATTAGGGGAATTTCCAGTAAACGATCCCCAAGCATTACGTGATCCACGCCCTGATACTAGTTTAGGTGAGTCAGGAGATCACAGCAGTAGAGATACCCAGTGGGGTTGGAACCCAGTAGGCGGAGGATTTGATCCCTATAATTTAACTCCCAACGCGCTAACAATAGCTGGTAATATAGGGCAAGTTACAGTAACTACTTAATAGGAACAATATAATGAAAGAGATAAAAGTAATTAAGAGTAAAGGCGTGCAGTCCTACTCTAGCGGCTGTAAGCCCTGTATGAAGGACGTTAAGACTTCTGGTATAAAAGTACGCGGAGTTGGCGCAGCAACAAAAGGCACTATGGCCCGCGGCCCAATGGCATAAACTATGAATTACACAGAACTGAAAGCTAATATCCAAGACATTTGTGAGAACACATTCACAGATGACCAGCTCGCTATGTTTACACAACAGGCAGAGCAAAAGATATATAACTCAGTTCAGATACCCGCACTGCGTAGGAATGTTACAGGTACGCTATCTAACGGTAATCAATATTTAGGTATGCCCTCTGACTTTTTATGGTCGTATTCTTTGGCGGTTATAGACGGTAGCGGTAACTATACGTTCCTTCTGAACAAAGACGTTAATTTCCTACGCGAAGCCTACCCTAATAACACAGGTACTGGGTTACCAAAACACTACGCGTACTTTGATGATGACTCGTTTATGCTTGGGCCTACCCCTGATGCGGCGTATAGTATGGAGCTTCACTACGGGTATTACCCTCAGACTATAGTTACCGCAGGGACTACGTGGTTGGGAGATGAATTTGACTCCGCACTGTTAAACGGTGCGTTAGTAGAAGCAATACGATTTATGAAAGGCGAACCAGATATTGTATCTAATTACGAGAAAATGTTTGGGTTGTCTATAGGGTTACTAAAGAATCTTGGTGACGGTAAGTTACGTGAAGATACATATCGTTCTGGACAATTCAGAACACCAGTTAGTTGAGGAACTAAAAAATGGCAATAACACAAGCAATGTGTACTTCTTTTAAAGTCGCTCTGTTAGATGGAGAGATGGATTTTAGTAGTAACACTGGACAGGCTTTTAAAATCGCGTTGTACACGTCTAGCGTAACTCTAAGTGCCGCTACTACTGCGTACGCTACCACTAACGAAGTGTCAGGTACAAACTATACTGCGGGAGGAAATACACTATCTATTGCTGCTGCTCCTGCCTCGTCTGGTACCACTGCATTCTTAGACTTTGCAGATACTACGTGGGCTGACGCTACTATTACTGCTCGCGGCGCTCTTATTTATAAAGCAGGGGGTGGTAACCCAGCGGTTGCGGTACTAGATTTCGGCGGGGATAAAACCTCTACAGCCGGGGACTTTACTGTGCAATTTCCCGCAGCAGACGCTACAAACGCTATCATACGTATTGCTACTCCATAAGGTAGTTATATGCCGTCTTCTGTTAAGTATGTAGGTTGGGGCAAAGGTGCTTGGGGCCAAACGTCTTGGGGTACCGACTTAACCCTAGTATCAGTTGATGGCGTTGCCGCAGAAGGAGCGATAGGTTCTGTAACGGTCGATGCGGAAGCAAACCTAACAGTAACGGGCGTAGAAGCTGCTGGAGGTATTGGTACAGCTACTGTTGACGCTGAATCAGAGGTTACGGTTACCAGCGTTGCCGGAGCTGTTGCTTTAGGTGCCGTTACAGTAGATGCAAAAGCAGATGTAGCAGTAACTGGCGTAGTAGCTGAAGGAGCTGTAGGTACACTAACTGCAACAGGCATAGCAAACCTAACAGTAACGGGTGTAGAAGCTGATGGAGTTGTAGGGACAGCTACAGTAGACGCTGAAGCAAACGCTACCGTAACAGGCGTAGAAGCTGATGGGGCTGTAGGCACTCTAACCGTAGACGCTGAAGCAGATGTATCTGTAACAGGCGTAGCCGCAGAAGCAGTGTTAGGTACCGTTGCCATTGGGGTAGGTATAACCCTACCTGTTACTGGGTTAAAGGCAGAGGCCGAACTAGGTACGGTAGTAACCACCGCTGATGCAGATATTTCCGTAATTGGGCTATCTGCGGTAGTATATGTAGGACAAGTATTAGTATGGGGGGAGATTGATGACGACCAAGACCCCAACTGGCAGAACATAGACGATAGTCAGACTCCAAGATGGGGTGGGGTATCGAACACACAAGACCCGAATTGGGAAAATATAGCCGCATGAGGTTGAACAGATGACAACGCAATATACTCCGATCCTAAAACTCGCACTACCCGTGCAGGGCGAACTTAGTGGTACATGGGGAGATGTAGTAAACGATAACATAACCTCCATGATAGAGCAGGCTATTGCCGGACGCTTAGTCATAAACACTTGGTCTGGTAACTCTCACACGTTGACTACTGCTAATGGCACTACCGCAGAAGCGCGTGCGGCTATGTTGACTTTGACTGATTCGGGTAGTCAACTTAGTGCGGCAGGTACTGTAGTTTGCCCAGCCTTAAATAAAACATACATCGTCAAGAACGGTGCAGGCCAGATAATCACGGTTAAAACAGCTTCTGGTTCTGGTATTGCTATCCCTAACGGCAAAACAATGCTCGTGTACTGTGATGGTACCAACGTATTAGAAGGCGTAGATCATGTAGTTACACTGTCTGCGGGCACACTTACTATTACTGGTCTTACTACTTTCGCCTCCCTTAAAGGTGCTGATGCAACAACAGTAACGGGCATACTTGATGAAGATAACATGGCATCAAACAGCGCCACTAAACTTGTTACTCAGCAGTCTGTAAAGGCGTATGTTGACGCTCAAGTTGACACGGCAGACACTCTAGCTGAAATACTTGCTATTGGTAACACCACTGGATCAAACGACATTGATGTAGATGGCGCTCAAAAAGTTCAATTCCGTGACGCTGCTATATACATTAACTCTAGCGCAGACGGACAGCTTGACATTGTTGCAGACACTGAGATTCAGATAGCCACTGCAACCGTAGACCTTAACGGTAACCTAGATGTTTCTGGCACAGCCCTTGTTACTGGAACCTTAGACGTTGATGGCGCTACTCAACTTGACTCCACTCTTACTGTAGGCGTTAACGACACAGGGCATGATGTTAAGTTTTTTGGAGCTACCTCTGGGTCTTACATGCTCTGGGACGAGTCAGCAGATGACTTGATCTTGGGAGGCGCAGCAGGTCTTAATGTTGTGGGTGCGGCTACCTTTACTACTGAAATCACAGCCAACGGTGGCATAGCATTGGGCGACAATGACAAGGCTACGTTTGGTGCTAGTGATGATTTACAAATTTACCACAGCGGTTCCCATTCTTTTATTGAGGACGTAGGTGGCGGCAGTTTATTTCTTAAAG